TGGAGCCTGAGTTTATTGAAGGGGACATCGTGTTTATTGACCCCTTGATTACAGCACTTCCTGGTGATTTCGTTCTTGCAGAGATCGAAGATAATGAAGTTCTTTTCTTGAAATATCGGCCCAGAGGTAAAGATGTAAATGGAGACGTTTTCGAACTATCTCCGCTAAACGATGATTACGCCAAGTATAGATCCGACACCTCAAAAATTCGGATCATTGGTGTAATGGTCGAGCACCGCAGATACAGAGCCACATCATAACAAGATAAAATTAAACCGCCTCGAGCGGTTTTTTTTTGCAAACTTTCACGAAGCCATCACCTCCCTCGCTCAAAATTTAAGTTCACTTCAAAATTACCTTGCAGTTAATCTTAAGATGTCTTAAATTAAATCCATCAACAGCGAACAGGCAGGACGCCCACGAAGTAGCCGCCCGAGGTACACGAAGATCGGGATGATTCGCTAACCAGGTTCAAAGCAGAGGGTTACACGATGCAACTCGAACAGAACGCCAATTGGCAGACCAAAGCACGCGGCGACAACGACAGCGAATATCAGATTTACCTGTCCTGCGCTGATGACGGTAAAGGCAACGAATTTATGACCGGCAAGCCGCTGAAAACCTATGACGAGTGGCTTGCTAGCTAACTCCCACCGCGCCCTACGGGGCGCACCGAGGCATCATGAGCGCAAAAGGTTGGAAGGCTTTGGTTTATAGCTCGGTTGTTTGTTTGGTTATTTGGTTGTTGCTAGGCACTTTGATTGTGGTGTACGTCGCCGGGTGACCGGCGCACATCGGTATGCTCACTCGCCCTTTCCCTTAAGTCTGGGAGCGGTGGAGGATCCTAACTCATGAGTGAGCAGACCAATGTGGTTCAAGGCTGGAAACTTCGGGGCGTTGTTTACCAGCCGCCACACAATATGCGCCGCGTCGGCGGCACTGCAGCGAAAGCAAGCGCAGATATCCGACGGAGTTTTGCTGTGTGTAGTGAAGCCTTTGCGGCTGCTCTGATTTGGGTTGGTGTCAGCCGCATTTTTTTCACATATCAGGTGGCGTACTGTTCCGGGAATTCCTTTTAATCCTACACAGTATAAAAGCCCGGCGCGGTGCGCCACCTGATGTGTGAGTAATTAACGGGAGCCAGCGCTATGCGGGCGTCTGGCCTCCATTCTTAAAACCCGATTTTCTATCTGCGAAAAGTTGCCGAATCTGGCAGGGCTTCGCTTTGCCGAAAATCAGTGTGGGGTAATTAACGATGATCAACACAATCACGATCGATACGGAGACGTTGGACACAGTTCCATCCGCGGTGCTCCTCTCTATCGGCGCGTTTGCTTTCGACATTGACGACGTTCGTCAGACCCAGCAAAGCATCATCAAAGTGGCGCGCGATGGAGAACTGGCGGAATTCTCAGACAATGCCTTTTACTGCCTGGCGGACACATTCGACCAACTCATGAAGGGTCGCACTGTCAGCGCCAACACTCAGAATTGGTGGCGTAAGCAAGGTGAAGAGGCTCAGGAGGCTCTAATCGGTGACCGTGAACCTCTGCGCAAATGTCTTGAGTTGCTGTCCTACTGGATTAAGGATCACCCTGATGCGCGGATCTTCTTCCGTGGTACCGACTTTGACGGATCGATCCTCGAAAATGCCTACCGCATGTATGCGATCGAATGTCCGTGGCACTGGGGCGGCAAACGTGACGTACGCACCTATATCGATGCCATGACCAAAGGCACCAAAGGTTACCTGCCTAAAACCCACCAGCCATGCTTCGCGATGGTTAAGCATAACTCCCTTCATGACGCCATGAACGACGTAGAGCAGATGGCCATTGCCTATCAGCTGAATAGCCAACAGGTAGGTGCAGCATGAACGATGTGTTGACCTACGAAGCCTTGAAGGCTGAGCGCGATGCGCAGCAGAAACGAGCCGATGCGCTGGCTGTGGAGAATGCGGCGCTAAAGTCTCTCAGCATAAAACTGTTCAATCTTGGCTATCTGCACGGTCATGAATCTACCGTTGAGGGGTATTTCGTTGATGTCCATCGCAATGACATTGATACCTATCACGATGACGTAGTGGCTGAAATTATCGAAAACGAGAACGAAACCCAGCCACTGACGCCGCCCTTGCCGCTATGCGCAGTAATGGCGGTTGAACAGTTCATTGAGCTAAAGCTGAAACAACTTGCCAGCATGCACCCTGACACTCACGCGTTTGGCGCTACCGCTATGTCTTTACGTGCTCAGATTAACGAGTTGCAAGCTTTCGCCGACGAGCTGCGGGAGGCCAAATGAAAGGTATCGATTTATTCGCTGGCCTCGGTGGCTCATCTACCGGCGCGACAAAAGCAGGTGTTGAAATTGTCTGGGCTGCAAACCACTGGCAGGCCGCTGTTGATGCTCATGCGCTGAATCATCCCGGTACCGTTCACGCGTGCCAGGACTTACACCAGGCTAACTTCGCTTCAGTGTTATCACTGGCGCCAAAGCTTGACCTGTTGCTGGCCTCTCCGTGCTGCCAAGGCCACAGCAAGGCTCGCGGGAAAGCCTACGGTAATCCACAACATGATGCCAGCCGCTCAACGGCATGGGCGGTACCGGCGGCGGCCGAAGTACTGAAGCCTGAGCAAATCATCGTGGAGAACGTGCCGGAGTTCCTCCAATGGGCGCTCTATCCTGCATGGGAGCACGCAATGCAGACGCTGGGCTATTCGCTGGCATCACACATCGTTGACTGTGCCGACCTTGGCGTGCCTCAAAACCGCGTCCGCATGTTCATAGTCTGCACCCGGAGCAAGAACCCGCTGATGTTGAAACTGCCAAAGCTTCCGCATATCCCGGCTGAGTCATTCATTGATTTCGACTCTGGCCGCTGGTCATTGGTCAACAAGCCAGGTCGCGCAGCAGCAACACTCGAACGGGTAGCAAACGGTCGCGCTCAATTCGGCGACCGGTTCCTGATGTCCTACTACGGCAACACAAAGTCAGGCCGCTCCCTGAAACGCCCCATTGGCACTATCACAACGCGTGACCGCTGGGCAGTTGTTGACGGGGATCGCATGCGCATCCTGACGAAAGAGGAAAACATGCTGGCCATGTCATTCCCTGCCGACTACATCAACCCACCGTCACACAAGCTGACCGTACACATGGCCGGTAACGCGGTACCGCCTGAGGCGATGTATCAGATGGTTAAAGCATTGAAGGAGCAAGCGTGATGCCAGCAAATGAACCGAAGCCAAAAGAGCCAATGGTCGTCAGCTTCTCCGGCGGCCAGTCGTCGGCATTCATGTGCGATTTTCTGCTGCAGAACTACGCCGATTGCTTCGATTTTCATTTTGTCTTTGCGAACACAGGACGTGAACACGAAGAAACGTTGAAATTTGTGGATAGATGCGATCGGCACTTCAAGTTGAACGTCGTCTGGCTGGAGGGTGTTACCAGCCCGATTGCTGGCGTTGGCATGGTGCATAAGATGGTGAACTTTGAGACGGCTGCGCGGAACGGCGAACCATTTGAGCAGTTGATCAGCGTTGAAGGCATCCCGAATGTGTCACGGCAAAAATGCAGCGACTACCTGAAAACCCAAACGATCCGCTCTTGGATGCGCGAAGTTGGCCTGGCGCGACGCGGCTGGTCGGCAAAGACAGCGATCGGAATGCGGGCGGATGAACCACAGCGAGCTGACCCGAACAAAGACGCAGCTAATCGCTACAACCTCGTTTATCCGCTTTGCCATTGGGGCGGGTTCGACAAGCAGGACGTGAACGACTTCTGGGACGCGATGCCGTTTAAGCTGAATATCCCCCCGCACCATGGCAATTGCCTGACATGTTTCAAGAAGAGTGACGCAAAGCTCTATCTGATCGCCCACGAACACCCGGAGTGGTTCGCATGGAATCGCGAGATGGAGCAGAAGTACGGCATGGTGAAAGCTATCAGCGGCCACACCTGGTGGCGGCGTAAGCGCGATACCGATCAGCTTATGGCTGATGCCCAGCTTGAAGATCGGCAGCGGCTTATCTATCTGACCAAATCCAATCCCGATGACGGTGACGGCTGCGCATCATCGTGTGAGCCGTTCCAGTTTATCGAGGAGGCCCAGCATGGCTAAGCGCAAGAGCAAAGACCAGCAATTCATTGACGACATGATCCGCTGTCGCGGCATCGACTTTGCACGCATCGGGATGATGGTTGAGGTTTACGGCGACCTTGGAACGATTGTTGGCATGAATGGCAGTGCCAACCTCGATGTTGTATTCACCAACCAACTGAAATACGGCAAGCACCCAGAGAACTGTCACCCATTCTGCGAGGTGAAGTATTTCGACAAGACCGGCGCAGTGATCGCCGACTACACCAAGGCGGCTGAAGCCCAGGAGAAAGCATCATGAGAACTCTGAATATTTCGTGGCTTGGCGCATGCCCTAAATGCGACAACGAAACGCACAAGGTTGAGACGGAGAAAGGCATTGGTTGCTGGCTTTATGCGGGTGACAAAATTACCTGCCCGCAGTGTGGCAACAGAGGAGAAGTGGATGTTGATGATTGCGCTTACGCGGTATGGGATGACCAGGAGAAAGCATCATGAGCAATGAGAAACTGAGCGAACTGAGCAAGCCTGTGGCGTATGTATTCGACCACGGCGTTATGGGGCCGAGTGATTTTTCATATGGCACGCCGCAAATGCATTCCACGGCTAAAGATGAAAATGCTCGCCCTCTTTACTCGCAAGAGTACGTATCCGTCCTACTGGCAGAGCTGGAGAGCTACAAGCAATATGCGAAAGAACGTGATGCAGAGAACGAAAGCCTGGCGCTTACTGTCGGTCGCCTCCGCGCCAAGCTGGCTACGCCGGTGCGGTTGCCGGTGCCATCGTCAGAACTCGACTTAAACGAGTTTGCCGCCGAATGGCGCGATTGCGGGATAGCAGAATCAGCTACGGCTCTGCGCGAACAGGGCTTCACAGTGGGGGATGAGTAGATGGCAAAGCTAACCAAAGCAGAAAAGAAATGGCTGGACGAGTTTCAGGAGGTGCTTAACCGCTGCCCGTCCGAGCGCCTGGGCTTCTACACAGTCGGCGACCCGTGCATATACGTCTATGACCGTAGCAAGGAGCAGAAAATTGACGACCACCAAAATAGCTATGGGCGTGACTTCTGTCATAGCGTTAAGGCGCTGGGTGCCGATTTCTGCGACCTGGAATTTCCGGCCGCCATTCACTCAACTGCAGGTTAAGGGGGATGAGTAGATGAGCAAGGTAACGTTTGTTGTTGAATATGAAGATGGCAAAGAGCCAATGGTCGGCGCAGCTACCCAAGTGCACGGCGGAAAGCTGGTTTCCGTGGCATGGCGGGATGCGGTCAATGAACAGCTTAATTTGGCTGCTGACATCCTTCCTCCGCCAAACACCACCGTGCTGACGTTTGATGCTAATGGTGAAGGCTGGCTACTCGGCTGGCGGTCACCGTGGCACCTCATGGGAGGGAAAGATACCGGCGCGTGGCAGTGGTCATTCCAAATTGACGGACTGAACCATGAGGACGTGAATATTACTCACTGGTTAGCGATACCAAGTGAGCCGCGGGAGGAAGCATGACACAGACACTAACGGCTGACACGATGCAGGAAATTTATGAAGCTGCAGTGCACGCAGAAGCTACAGGTGATGACCAGGATGCCAGCTTTGAATTGCTCTGCAAACTTGAAGATGTTGGCGGCACTGGCGCAACAATACGCAAGCTGATCGATATGGTACGGGCGCATAACCGGGAGGCGCAGCCTGTGTATCAGATGCGGTTGATCGATGGCTCTCCCGAGCAAAATAGATGGGTTGAGGTTACCCATGAAGAATTTAACTTGCCCCTTAAAAATCCAGATGAATGGAGCAAGCGCGTTTTATCCATCTCCCCGCCAGAGGCATCAGTGCTGGCACAACCTGTTAGCCAGGGTAGCAACTCTCCGGTAATTCCGGATGGTTGGGTAATGGTACCTAAGGAACCAACCGAGAGCATGGTCATAGATGGTTTTGAGTCGGAACCAGATAAGCACTTCAGTGATCCTGAGGAATGGAAAAAATACAAGGCCATGAGTGGGTGTCGGCAGGCAGCGCACCGCGCCAAGTTATGCTGGGAGGCCATGATTTCCGCTGCTCCGAAACCGGAGGGCGGCAATGGCTAAGACGGATGCTGAACGCAAAGCCGCTCAACGAGCCCGTCAGCGTAAAGGCGGGATCGTCATACGTGAGCTGCAGTTGGAACCAGAGGAAGAACAGATGGCGCAGGCCCTTAT